ATACTGGTAAAGGCATTGTCACATGTTTAAATCTAGTTGTCCAACTAGAATTTATTATAAGGCTAGGTTATTCAGGTCTTGAGTTATAATAGAATTTCCGTCTTGAGTGAGCAATACGTCAAAGTCAGTCTCAACTTCAGTTGTTAACACTAACCCGTCTTGAGTTATTAAAACTTGTCTGTCTTGAGTGATTAAGTTATTTTGAACAGCTACAGAGGCTGTTTCAAATAACTGTTCAGTTCCAAGAAACTTACCGTCTTGTGTAATCAAGCTTGTACCAGCTTGTGTTATGATGCCTGAAACGTCAGCGTCTGTGAAGTCGCCAGAGACAAAATCACTTTGATTGCCTAAAATAAGCTCACCACGTTGAGTGATGAGAAAATCTTCTGCTTGAGTAAGAAGATAATCAGCGTCAACTGCGTCTGCAGCGAAGAATCGTCTAATTGCCGAAGTTGATAAAACTAGGCGAGAAATACCTAGGGGCATTAGTCTCTCTCAGAGATGTAAAGCGTCCCTGCTGTTTGCGACTGAATGACTGCTACATATTTATCATTTTCTGCAGGATCTGTCTCAGCTCCTAAAGAGATGTCATAAGGAATAGAACCAGATAAAAAATGAGAGTTGGACGTGTTAGCTTCAACTCCAGAATCTCCAATTTCAACAAAACAGTCTTGAGTTGAAAAAAGAGTTACCACACGTACTGAGTTTGAAATTTGTGGAGAAGTGTTAGATGCAGCAGTAAAAGGAACTTGAAGTCCTCTATTAGGACGCAAGGCAAGTACAGGAATTGGATCATTACCGTCATCACGTGGTTGTTTACTCATTAAACTCTCCTTTATTTACTGATCTACTATAACGTGATCAACTCTGTTGTGCAAACCATTTTTCATGCAAAGCTTGTTGTGTGCCGAATTTTTTACCCACATCTCTGTGTGAAGTTCGTATTATTCGATCTCTGTAATAAAGAACAAAAGCCCATATTTGTTCTTCTCTGTCATCTTGTATTTCACAAAATTTTCTTAATTGTTGGTAAGTCTTAGAAAAGGTTTCAAAATCAGCCCAGAATAAATCTTCTATCAAAATATTATGTATACTTGGATCTTGTATTGCTTTTGTTGCTGAAAAACAGTCATATTGATTATTACTAAGATACTCTTGACGGTTAATGAGTGTTTGCAAACTACTAAAACATAAATGTATTTTTGGTAGTTTTGTAATATCTAACATGGTTTCTGCAGTTAAGTGATTATAAACTGGAAGAATAATCTTTTTTCGATTTTGGCCCCACTCTTTAAACCATTGTCTCCAATTAGAGTCTTTTGTGCACTTCTCAATTGATCTTTCTAATGATTGATAAAAACTCGCGGTGTCATGATAATTCTCTGATGACCCCCAAGGAGAGGTCATATGAGCAATAGAGTAAACATATTGATCTTCATGATTGTGAACGTCTGCTTTTACAGGTTTTAGGGTAGGAGGAGGTGATATAGAAGAATGTAATCCAGGCCCCCAAGCATTCCAATTAAGGTTATACGAAAACTCATCATGAGCAGATAGAATACGCATTAAAGCATTACCACTGCCCCAGGGAGGCCAACAAATTAAAATGCTGTGACTTAATAGTACTTCAGAAATCGATTTAAAATTCACTTAAATTTGTCCATGCAGTTTGTTCTGATTCAGTATTATAGTTTTTACTACAAAATAAAAGAGGTTCACTCTTTTCATATAAAGGGTGTGTGTCCAGCCACTTAGAAAAGTAGTTAAATAAATAATCATTTCCTCTTCGAGTTAAATGGTTGCCTACAACTCCTAATTCCTTTTTCATTGAAGAGTCGGTAAAGCCTCTTAAAACTCCCGTCTCATCTCTGTTAAGCCACAGTTCGTCATCTTCTAGTAGAAAAATTGACTGAACTTTTGTCATTTTTTCATACCCTGGGAAGGGAGTCCAAAACAGAGCACGATCTGCAAATATATCAATCGTCTTTTGTGCTGCTTCTAGATTTTGTTTTTTGGTAATTGCTGTGTTGTAATTTTTAAAGTTTTTTGATCCACGAACTACGTGTGAAAAATTAATAATAAAAGGACACTGTAAGTCTTTATAAGGGATGAGACTTTTTAAAATGTCTAGGTTAGTAGAACCAGGAGCGGCAATTCCATACCCCCCATGTGCACGAATCATGTTTCCAGCCCAAGAATACTTAGGATAAGTCATAAAAGACTTATCATGTGCTCTTGAATATGAATCTCCTGCTAGTACAATCATTGGCGCGGCGCGTCATGCATCGTTAATAAACCGTGCGCGAAGCGCCCGCAAATTTTTTTCTCTTGAATTCATCGGCGTACTTGACATTTCATGTTGGACATGAAGTTCGACGAATTCTTTTATCCACATAGAGGGATGAGGTTGATCCTCAGCATCCACGGGAGGAGAGCAATCCCAATCAAGACTAGGGTCAACCAGATTTTCCACTCTAGTGTCACGCCCACTCATTCCATGAGATCCCGCATAAGCTTGTCGTAGTTGTTAATCTGTACGGCAACTTGGGGACCTTGTGTCTTTGGCTTCAATGATGTTTCCACCTCTTGTAGATGCTTCATCCAGTCGAGAAGATCTTTTTTAGAGTAGATGCCTGTTTCCACAGCTTCTTGTATCTTTTGGTCGATCACAGAGTTGATTAAATTGATGCGCTTAATTCGATTAAGATATCCTTGCGTGGCGAAAACTGAATCAATGTAGTTCTTCACCTCTTTCTTCTCAATCACAGAAGTCACACGATCTTCGGAAATTCCATACTCATCTGCTAATTCATCTATCGCCTTGCCGGATAAATAATCGTTAGCGAGCGCAAGCATAACCGGGTCAAGAGGCGGAGCCTCTAAGCTGCGGTTTAGCGCATCAACGGTGGTAGTAATCGACGTATTATTGTTATTATTTTTTGTCATGTTGTAATCTCCACTTCATAGGTAATAGCAAGCTGGATATCTGCTATCCCATAAGGTGACATTAATCCATCATCTGTTCTAAGAGTTGCCACCCGCGCCTCTTCAACTTCTAACGCACGATTAGCTGCCGCAAAGGTGTCAATAGCTTCTTCAACCTGTTCTGCAAGTCGTTCACACTCAGCTGCAATGTCAGCGGTATCACCGTCGTACACATAAATTCTAAGATCAATGCCCATTACATCCATTTGACGTCCTGCTCCACGATGGTCACGCTCTATTCTACGCGGGACAAAAGTAATAGCTGGAAAATCGTTTACATCATCTAAATATTTAAACACACGATACACATTAGCCGTCAACACGTCAGTGTTGCTGCCCAGATGTGCTATAAAAGCCTCAATTATATCTGTACGTCGGGCCATATCTCACCTATCATTTCATCAATTGTTTTATTTTTATGCCAAGAGCTAAATTCGCTATTCGTTTTATAATTATGCCCACACCAGCGAAGAATATATCGACATACATCATAATCTGACACAATCAAAAAATTATCTTCAAACCAGGCTTTACACCACACAAGTGAAGGGACGTTAAATATCTCAAAAGACTCCCACTTCTCAACTCGACAATTAGGGTGTAAGATAGATTCACCGGGCAAGCATTGATTGCCGTTTGCATCTACTGGTATACGATAAGGTCCTGATTCCTCTTCATAAGCGACCGGAGCGTTGCCTGGCCACCAATAGTTACCCTCATCTGACTCATCGTTTATAGAATTATAAACTAAAGGTCCGTATGTAAATTTTTCTGCCATTTAAAGTGCTTCTTTTTTCTCAAAGTATTGTTGTACGTCAAAGTCTAAACTACCTCCGTAAGCAATAACACAAGCTTCTATAGGAGTATGAAACTCAACCATTGTCCAAGTACCTTCAATAGGATTAGCAAAAAAAGTAACAGCAACCTGCATCTTTTGACCACCCTCTAAAATAACGTCTGCGACACCACCTACTAAAGCTTCTTCTCCTGCTTCTTGAAGTACTTCAAATAAAGAATCTCTAGATCCGCACTGAACAGGTTTTGACCTAAGCTCAACCGCTGAAACAGAAGTTGTAAAAGCACATAATCCTAAAAATAATAATATCCTACTCGTTTTCTTGAACATCTATTTCAACTTTCTGTAAACCTAGCTCTGTCATTTCCATCAGAACGTTATTTAGATAACGTCTCTCGCCAATGCTTAAGTCGTAGGGCTCTTTAATTACTAAAGTAGCTCCACACTTACTGCAAAAAGCATAATTACCAAAGGCACTAGTTAAAGAGTAATTATGCCCGAATATTTGACATATGAAATTCAAGAAAAAATCCTAATAAAAAATTTTCAAAACGAGTAGTTAATACAATTCAAACTTAAGTCTATTGTAATCTTCCCTTTAAGGGTTGTCAAGAACTAACCCTGTTTTTCCAAATTTCCCAGTTCGAGGCCGTGAAGAGGTGCGACACAGGGTGGGAGCAACAATAGTCCAACTAACCGCCCCCCTACGCAACATTATTACCCTAGACTACCGCCGGCCGCTTGCAGCTAACCCATTGAAAACATTGACAAATAAAAATGACAACTCATTGATTTCATTGGAAACTTTTTTCACTTTACCCCTTGATTTATGCGGCAACAATGCTTATATTATATATATAAGGAGAAACAAACATGATTAAAAACATTACAATCTTTGACCTAGACGGAACTATTATTGACAGCTCGCATCGTCAAGCTACTTTGTCAGATGGGACATTAAACCTTGCTAAATGGATCGAAAACGCTACAGCAGAAAAGATTTTTGCTGATAAGGTTTTACCATTAGCAACACAAGTTAGACGCCGCCAAAAGGCAGGCGACTACGTTATGGTTTGCACTGCTAGACTAATGTCAGACGCAGACTTTGAATTCTTGCAAGATGTTGGAATCTGCCCTGATAAGATTATCTCAAGACCAGCTGGCAACAATACGCCAGACGGCGAATTAAAAGCTAAACAACTTAAAAGCTTTTTATCACTAAAGCAATTTGCAAAAGCAAACAAGGTTATGTTTGACGATGCAGCTTCGGTTCGCACTTCGCTTCGCAAGCTTGGGATTGCTGTTATTCATCCTGAAAAAATTGCTGAAAAGGTTGCTTAACCCATTGATAACATTAACAAATAAAAATGATAACTCATTGATTTTATTAGAAACTATTTTCACTTTACCTCTTGATTTTTGCGACTAAAAGGCTTATATATTATATATAAGATAATGAAAGGAAATAAAATGGACTTCGATTTAGAAATGCTAGAAAAAGAAATGGAAGCAATGACCCGCGAAATGTCTAGCGAGGAACTTGCAGCAATGGAACAAGAAGTTAAAGACAACT